AAGTCGCGAGAATGATAGATGACGAGGTGGAGCGTAGGGTACGAACCGAAGTCGGCGCGATAACTTTAGAATACAACGACAAATTAGACGGGTACATAAATCACATTGCGAAGCATCATGGAATATCGAAAGACTTGCTGCTTCGCGATGTCCCGGAGTTTACGGACAGGACGCGGTGTAAGGGTGTGAAGAAGGATGGTGTGCGTTGTACCCGAAGAGGCACACACGGGGGATATTGTACTTTACATTTGCACCAAAAGCAAAACTTACAACCCATCGTCGTGGTGAACGCGATTAATTCACACACGCACGGGATGGATATTCTGTACGACCACACATGTCCGGCATGTCAGGAACAGGATAGAAAGAAGCTTATAGATTTGAATAGTATATTATTTAATGAGTAAATCCGATATTCTACTAACTTCTATAAATGATTTTTACAACGATGAAAAGAATAAAGCAACTTTGACGAACATTTTAAATAAAAAATCTGGAATTTCTTTGAGAAATCTGGAATGGTTCATCACAAACTACGCAAAGAAACATCACACATCCTATAAGACGGGGGACGGCAAAGTATTTAGTGTGCACTGCGCGTACAAGTCTTCACTCCTAGGCTATTCAAAAAAACTTTTCGACCCGTTTTGTAGAGCAGAGAAAATTCAATACACGATTCCTGGAACATCTGAGGAAATCCACACGACGGTGGCCCAGTTGAATTTCATCAAATGGTGTATTAAGAATGACGTGATTCATTTCTTGTCAACGCACAAGTCTGAATTGATGGCTAATAAGCAAGCGTCATGAAACCACCTTCAAATTTAAACGTCTGGTAGCCGGTGTAATACATGTGTAACGAATAGGTCTCACTCGTAGGTAACAAGTCGCACTCGATCGTCGTTTTATTTGATTGGAGTTGGCTGAAATCTAAACTTCCCGATGGTTGCACATTCACTGGATTCATCGAGAAGCTGTATGAGTATATATTTCTGATTGGTCGCGACAATCTTTTTTCGTACGGCACATAGTATTTATAAAACGCGTGGTCCGTCGAAGTCATGTTCGGGAGCTGCGTGCCTTCGATGTAGAACTGGGCTTTTTGCATCACTGGATAGAAAAATGTGTTGAGTTCGTCAAAGTTGACGTTTGAGCTGAAATTGAATCTGTTGTTGATGTAAAAATTTCCCTCCTCAGTTTCACCGGGTTCTTTGACGATTGCGGGGTCTTCGAATTTCGTGTTTCTGAAGAACCAGTGAATCGCTTTTACGGGGATGTTTGGTATGAGTTGATTTTTGATGAAATCCTGCGACGGGTCCGTCAAAATCACCGGGTGTTTCTTGACCACGTCGGTGATCCACAAGCCTTGGTGGTTCATGGAGTAAAGTCGTTCCTCCGGACTGAGTGTGATTTCTTCCGTCACGATGTCAAACTCTGACAAAGACAACGTCGTCGCCGTGTTTGCAAAAAAGGTCTGCGGTTGGAACGTGAATTCAAATTCAATCTTCTGTCGATGACACGCACACACGGGGAAGTAAGGTCGGTTGGGTTGATTCGACTCGTATTCATCCGCGGCAAACTTTCTGGAAAAGAAAAAGTTCAAGGGAATCACCACGTCCGACGTGTATTCCGCGTAGCTGTTTGAAATTTCAGAGCTATCGAACGCGAGTGACCGGTTCAAAAGAAACCGGTTTGCGACTTTTTCAGACATTTCGGTGTACAATTCATCATAAATGATACCAAAATCACCCCAAAAAGTTTCAACTTCCAACTCGTCGACAAACATCTTCACGTGGGACAGAATGTGTCTGCCCACCTGGTCCGCGTAGTTTTCACCAACATCGAGCGCGGGCAACGTGATGCTCAAATACATGTTCGACAACAAGTCTCCCATGTTTTGGGGGTTGTACTGCACTTTGATGGTTTCCCCGAAAGGCCACGTGTCCGGGCGATTCGAGGGTGGTGTTATGTTTTTATTTCTATGAAACTTGCGGAAGTTTGAGTGTTGTTTAAAGTTGTAATTAAAAAAACTTTCTTCTGGGTCTTTCGATAACAGGTATGTATCCTGCTTTCCGATGGCACTGAGCGCGATGTGTGCGGCTTCACCCATACTTAATGTAGACTTATAATTTTTTAATATCCATTTGCCACATCTGTGCGTGGGTCATCTGTGTGATGGTTTGAAGTTCTTCCTGCGCGAGCGCAGCCTGTCGCATCAAGTCTTCCACGGCTTCTTGTGTGTACTGGAACGTTCGGATGTTCAACAGGTAATCAAACGTGCCATCAATCATCGGGAAGTGACGAATCATTTCACTCTCGAGTTCCGTTCTTTTTCTTTTGAAGATGCGAATCTGTCCATCGACGACCATTTTCACAAACAAAGCTTTGTGTGTACATAATCTTGTTTTCTTCTCACATTCGTGTATCAGGTGTTTCTTTCTTTTGAGGTAATAGTCGAACCGAATTTTCACGAAATCTGTAAGAATTTCTTCCGGTGAAGTGTATCTGTGTATGCCCCTGTCTGGGTGAAAGAGGTGCATATTTGTGGTGTGAATCGTCTTCCTCAGTTTGAAATCTTTCACGACATCCACGCCCTCGTATCCAGAAATTTCAAAATGTACGTCTTCAATAGTTGACTTGTTCACGTAGTTTTGAATCACTTTCTTTTCAGTGAGTTCATCGAGGTATTCTTTGAAATCCTGGGTCCACCGCCCTGGGGGGAGTTCGGTGATGACGAGAGATTTGTACCCATGTTTCCAAACACCATCGGCCACCCAATTGTCTTTGTCATCTTTCGTGATTTCACCCTTGAATCCACGATAGTAGGGTTTCATCTCCACCGGGGTCAGACCTTTCAGGATGCGTTCCAAGTTGTCGACGATGTCCACGGGATTGAATGGTGGGACGTAGGAACTGAAACCAGTGCCGATGCCTTCGGTGCCATTCACCAACACCATTGGGATGATTGGTACGTAGTACTCCGGTTCAATGCGTCTCCCATCGTCTTCCATGTATGTAAGCACTGATTCGTCGAGGGGGTGGAACATCTTACGAGTCCCGGGCGCCAACTTGGTGAAGATGTAGCGCGTCTGAGACGCATCTTTACCACCCATGAGACGAGTCCCAAACTGACCACAGGGACTCAATAAATTAACATTGTTTGAACCCACGTAATCAGATGCCAATTTTACAATGGTATCAGCCAACGACACTTCGCCGTGGTGATACGCGCTCTTATCCGCCACGTACGCAGCGAGTTGCGCCACTTTCATCTCATCTTTCAAGTTTTTGTGAAAACACGCGTAGAGAACTTTCCTCTGCGATGGTTTGAGTCCGTCGACGACGTGTGCGATGGAACGTTTCAGGTCAGCCATGGAGAAGTTCACGAGGTCTTTGTGCACAAAGTCCGTGATACCGAGTCGCGAAATGTTCCCATATGGGATTTCCAATTGATTCGAATCTTTGAGTGAAGTATCCAAGAGCCACGTTTTGCGTTCGTCAGCCTTCTTTTTATCGAAAGCCAAAAGCATGGACTCGTCCGTCATCGCGTCCACGTCGAATTTCACCACCAATCGTTCAATATTTTTAAAATATTCACGAGCTTCTTGAGATGTTGAAGTCCCCAAACCCTTGTAGTATTTGATTTTCCATTCACCATAATTGTTTTGCCCGTACCAAGTTTTAAATGCGTGGTCGGTATAAAAACTAATCGTATTCTTCCCCTTCGTCACTTTGATGATTGGTGTCACCATGCTCTCCACGAAATTTATTTTCAACAGAGATGGCCAGAAAAAGTGAAACATGTTCAACAAAAGCCCCTTGATGTGAGAACCATCGTGGTCGGCGTCGGTCATGATGAGCAAACGGCCATATCGAAGTTCTTTCGCGTCTTCGTAGTTTTTACCTTGCTGCAATCCAAGAATCTTTTTCAGTTCACTGAATTCTTTATTTTCTGTCAACGTTTTCACCGATGCATCGCGAACATTCTTACATTTCCCACGCAATGGGAACACGCCGTAGTAATCGCGGCCTACCACGGAGAGACCAGCCACCGCCAACGTCTTCGCCGAATCCCCTTCTGTCACGATGAGTGTACACTTGTGAGATTGCGCCGTGCCCGCCTTGTTCGCATCATCCAACTTTGGGATGCCCGTGATTTTTGATTTTTTCGCACCTGCGTCGGTCTTTTTCAACTGCTGCATTTCCTTGTACTTTGAGAGCGTGGTCAGTTCGTCTTGAATCCCCGAACGAAGCGCAGCCTTGATGAACGTCTTCGGGGCTTCGAAGCGACTGCCAAAGTCGGTGGGTTTTGATGTGCACTCCGATTTCACCTGACTCGAGAAACTTGGGTTTTCCAAAACAGCTTTGACGAAGATGAAAAAAGTATTCTTGACTTGTTGTGGTTTGAGTTGAATTTTTTTTGCCACTTCTTCGATGATACCAGATGCCACCTGACCCGCGGCGTGGTCCACGTGTGTGCCCCCCCTCGTCGTGCATATGCCGTTCACAAAAGACACCTGTTCGAATCCATCTTGCGAAGGCGCGATGCACACGGACCATCTCTCGGTGGACACGGAGACGATGGTTTCCGTTTGTGTGTACATCTTGGCATATTTATCGAATGACATTTTCGGTAAAGGTTCGCCTTGAAATTTAACCTTGCAATTGGGGCTCGTACAAATGTTTGAATCCCACACCCTTTTTTTAAAAATATCATAAATGTCTTCAGTCATTCCACGCATACCAAAACGTTTCCAATCTGGAACAAAAGTGATGCTCACCACCGATGTGGCACCTGAAAATTTTTTAATTTTTGGGGGGTTGCACTTTGTCATGTTATCTGACCAACTTTGAGT